TGTATGCTCGTTGGTTAGATTTCCCCGGTGAGCAAATTATTGCTCAAGTTGAAGTAGAGATTGGTGGTCAACGAATTGATCGTCAATATGGTGACTGGATGCACATCTGGAACCAACTTACCATGACCGCTGAGCAACAGCGTGGATACTTCAAGATGATTGGTAACACAACTCAACTTACCTTCATCACTGATCCCTCTTTCTCTGAGGTTGATGGTCCTTGCGACTCCTTGGCTCCTCGTCAAGTGTGCGCTCCTCGTAACGCTCTTCCTGAGACTACTCTGTACGTGCCTCTCCAATTTTGGTTTTGCACCAATCCTGGTCTCGCGTTGCCTTTGATTGCTCTCCAATACCACGAAGTCAAGATCAACCTTGATATCCGTCCTATTGATGAGTGCTTGTGGGCTGTTACCACTTTGAGCTGCAATTCTGGTGCCCAAACCAGTGGTCCTGTTACCAGTGCTGGTCAATATGCTCCTGGTCGCCCAGTTCCTGCTGCGATTGCTTACAATCAATCTTTGGTTGCGGCCTCTTTGTACGTTGACTATGTTTTCTTGGACACGGATGAGCGAAGACGCTTTGCCCAAAATCCTCATGAATATTTGATCACCCAATTGCAGTTCACGGGAGATGAGAGTGTTGGTTCTTCTTCAAACAAAATCAAGCTCAACTTCAATCACCCTGTGAAGGAGCTTATCTGGGTTGTGCAGCCCGATCAAAACGTAGATTATTGCTCATCTTTGGTGTGTGATGCTCTTTTGTTCAAGGTGCTAGGTGCTCAGCCTTTCAACTACACTGATGCTATTGATGCTCTTCCTAATGCTATCCATGCGTTTGGCGGACCTGCCTCAGTTGCGGCTGATAGCCGAGCCTTCATTGATGCTCGTGGTCTTTTCCAGGATGCCGGTGCTCTTGACTATGATATTCCTTCTGGTTTCACTGGATACTGGCATGGACCAAATAATCCTTATAATGAGGCTAATATGGGAGGTCCTGCGGTTCCTACATCTGATGCGGTGTCTGGTCTTGATCCTACCATCCTTGCTCAACTCCGAGATTTGTCTACTCAAGGTCACATGGAGAACTCCGCTGTCTCTGATGCCGGTACCTTTGTGATGACTGAGACCTCTTTGGACTTGCATTGTTGGGGCCAAAACCCCGTCGTGACTGCCAAGTTGCAGCTCAATGGTCAAGATCGTTTCTCTGAGCGTGAAGGATCATACTTCTCTTGGGTCCAGCCTTTCCAGGCGCACACTCGATGCCCTGATGAGGGTATTAACGTGTACTCATTTGCTTTGAGACCCGAGGAGCATCAGCCAAGCGGTACGTGCAACTTCTCTCGTATAGATAACGCTACTCTCCAACTTGTGCTTTCTAACGCCACAGTTGAGGGTACCAAGACTGCTAAGGTCCGCGTGTATGCCACGAATTATAACGTGCTCCGTATCATGAGTGGTATGGGCGGCCTCGCGTATAGTAATTAAGGAAATATATAAATATATATATTATTCATTAAAACAACTTAAAGACATTCATATTATATTATATTATATACTGGGCACAATAAAGAAACTATAATGTTAAATATTACCAAAAACATTTATAAATTATAATCATTTAAATACAATAATTTAAATACTTATATAATGTCTGTACCTCCTGTTATTTTAATTTTTGGATCCAATGGATGGATCGGAACAAAAGTATACAACTTGTTAGTTGCTTCTGATAAACAAATAACAGTATATAAAGCTCAATCTAGAGCAGATGATGCAATTGCGGTTGAAAAAGAACTGGAAAATTTAAGTAATGTAACCCATATTATGAGTTTTATTGGTCGAACTCATGGAACATATGAAGGACAAACAATTAGTACAATTGATTACTTAGAGAAACCTGGCAAGCTAGTTGAAAACATGCGAGACAATTTATTTTCCCCATTGGTATTAGCTGAAATTTGCAAGAAACGTAATATTCATTTTACTTATTTAGGAACAGGTTGTATTTTTGATTATGACGAATTGCATCCTTTAGATCAATCTGATACAGGATTTGTAGAAAGCGATAAACCAAATTTTTTTGGATCATCTTATTCAATTGTAAAAGGATATACTGATAGATTGATGCAAACCATGTATAATAATAGCGCATTAAATGTTAGAATACGAATGCCTATTACAGATGAAATTAGTCCGCGAAATTTTATAACCAAAATAACAAATTATGAAAGAATATGTTCAATTCCAAACTCAATGACAGTGTTGAATGATTTGCTACCAATATTAATTGATATGGCTTTAAAGTGTCAAGTAGGAACAGTTAACCTAACAAATCCAGGAACCATAACACATAATGAAATTTTAGAAATGTATAAGGAAATAGTAAATCCAAGCTTTAACTGGAGTAATTTCTCTATTGAAGAACAAAATGCAATATTAGCATCCAAAAGATCAAATAATTGTTTAAATACAGAGAAGCTGGAAAGCATTGCGACTATTAAAGAGATCAAGGCGTCTGTTAAAGATATCATGCTTTTAATGAAAGCGATACAAAATGATCAAATGGGATAAGATTTGTTAGGTTTATTAGATTTAATTGTTAAATGGTGTAAATCGTAATAAAATAATAAATATATTATATAATCTATTTATTATGAAGTTATTAGTTACTGGCGGTTGCGGATTTATTGGATCCAATTTTGTAAATTATTATTTTAAAGAAAATCCAGAGGCTACTATTATTAATATAGATGCAATGTATTATTGTGCATCAGAAATGAATGTTTCTGAATGTGTACGAAATTCTGATCGTTATCATTTAGTAAAAGGTAATATATCTTCTTTTGATTTGGTTGCCAATATTTTGAATATTTATCAAATCGATACGGTAATTCATTTTGCAGCACAATCACATGTTCAAAATTCATTTGACAATGCATTACAATATACACATGATAATGTAGTAGGAACACATACATTGTTAGAAGCTTGTCGCAAATATGGAAAAATTGATCGTTTCATTCATATTTCAACCGATGAAGTTTATGGTGAGTCGATGTTGTCAGAACACGAAGAAAAAAAACATGAAGGATCTATTCTATGTCCAACCAATCCATATGCGGCAACAAAAGCGGCAGCAGAATTGATAGCAAAATCGTATTATCATTCATTCAAAATGCCCATTATTATTACTAGAGGTAACAACGTTTACGGTCCAAATCAATATCCCGAAAAGCTTGTACCGCGATTTATTGAATTACTTTTGCAAACAAATCAGGTAACAATTCAAGGAGACGGTTCTAATGTACGTGCCTTTTTGCATGTAAATGATGTATGTAGTGCATTAAAATTAGTATTGGAAAAAGGAGAAACAGGAGAAATATATAATATTGGGAGCGATGATCATCATGAATATACTGTTACACAAATAGCACATATTCTAATTAATAAAATTGTAAAAACTGATAATTATGATATGTGGATTAAATATATCGAAGATAGACCATTTAATGATAAAAGATATTATATTAGCAATCAAAAAGTAAAAAATTTAGGTTGGACAATTGAAATGGATTTTGATAAAGGATTAGATGATTTAATTGAAAAAATGAAATTAATCACAAAATAAAAAAATTATTATTTAATTTACTATTTAATATTTAATATTTAATATTTAATATTTAATATTTACTGTACTAATTTAATTTTCGTCTTCTTCGTAATCATCTACCTCTTCCTCTTCCTGATCGTCATCTTCTTCTTCGCCTGAAATATGCACCCCAAGATCATCTGCATCAACGTCTTCAAATTCTTCATACTCTTGACCATTCCATTTCACATTTTTTGAATTAAACAACATATTCATATTTACTACCTCAGGCTTTGAAGTTGAAGGATACCTAGTAAATAATGTTCTAATTTGATCGTCATCTCTAAACCTCGCGCTGTATTCTTGCTGAATATTATTTCGGCCAATACGTCCTAGAGCCTGAATAATTTTTTCCTGAGTTAGTCCCAAATCTTTGCTCAAATAACCGTGACAGAATTGATAATTTGTTCCATAAATATAGTCGCTATCTGCAATTATCAAAAACAGAAGTTGTTTGTCCGCTAATTTTTTCATGATTTCCGAATATGCTTTGCTTTTATGGTTTGCAAATACGCCAATGCCTTGCAATAACAGTACTTTCCAGCTATCATCGACATCGTGCAGAGACATGATTGAAATAATATCATCTTCATTTACACTGCTAGTGAATGCCTTAGAGGTAGCAATGTGTTGAGCCCATTTTTCTTTATGAGAAGATCGATTAGGGACAAACAAATCATGAATTGTTGCACTTTTGATCATTTGCGATAGCAATGACAACTGTTCTTTAAGTTTAATAATTTCTTTGTCTTTTGATTTATCAATCATTTCACCATTCACCTTTTCCTTCTTTTTGCCTTCTTTTTTTGATTTTTCGCTACTAGAACTTGATCCAGATTTGCTGCCCAATTGATCTTGTGCTGTTTCTAATTCAGCTTCAATGGATGCAATTTTTTCAGATACGTCATTGTTAAAGTCAATTTTATCTTGGATATCTTTCATAACACTTGCAGGTATGTTTGCCTGTTGAATACAAAACTTGGCTACTTTTGTGACATCTTTTGCTAAGAAGATCGTGGGTCCATCAGTAAGCGTGTACGCATCCTTAGTGGTCACATATATACCACAACTTCCTGGAGTTGTAGTTGTAGCAGGAATAGGCTCTTTAAGAAGTTGTAAACTAGACATTCTTTCAATTGCGGCGCCTGACTTTACAAAACTGGACCCCATACTGAATGCTTTTGCAATTTTGTTGCCTTTGGGATCAATTGCATCATTGGGTTGAATTTTTTTAGTTCTGGTATCAGAGAAGTATGCGTAAACAAGATGCCATTTGTCAGGCGAAATATGTTTCAGAGTTTTAAGATAATATATTTTTATAGACTGCATTGTGATATCACTTGCTGAGATAAAGTTTCTATGAAACTTTGCTGCGGATTTTGTCAAATTAAATTCTTCAACATGCATGATAAACCTAGATGCTTCTGTCAAATCAAAGTATCTAAGTAGTGTCAAGTTTTCTTCACAATGCCGAACAATTTCAAGTACTTCTTCATAATTATCGCTAATAAAGTGCGGCATCACAGTGTAGCCGTTGTTATTTAAGATTGGAATTGTTTTGCGACAATCATGACTTGAGATGTTGAATATTCTTGGCTGTCTGGTAATCCGATCAAACCCGTCCTCAGTGTCAATTATAAATGAATAATCTGCAAATTTCTCTTCAAAATCATGAATTGTTTCGTCAAGCTCGTGCATTTTTGGAAGAGTAGCTGACGACAATACTACATTAGGAATAATATTTTCCTTCCAATTTTTCTTGATTACTTTGTGCAAGTCATGTTCTGCGTAGTCCATTGTAATTGTTGGTTCATCCCAGTAAGTAATAATGTTTTGAGCTCTGTTAAACGACAACATGTAGTACATCGCGCACAAATAAGATCTAATGTCGCAAATAATGATTTCAACTTTATCGCCAACAGAGTTATCTACTTTTCTAATTCCACCACTGCGCCTGTCTCTAGTGAATTCTTTGGCTGCAAAGAAATGTAGACGAATGTCATCCGCCGAAGAACATCCAAAGGCAAATGCGATACGTTTGCCCGAAGAAATAGCAGATCTAGCTAATGCAATACCAACGTGTCTGGCAGCACAAACGAATATGACCTTAAAACTTTCAGAAAGACCAAGAGGAGTGAGAGTTTTACCAGTTCCTGTAGGAGCAATGTAGAGAACTAATTTAGGACACTGGATTTTGCAAACCGAGTATATCTCTTTTTGGTGACCATAAAGCTGCATGTCACTGTATCTTAATAAGCTTGGGTTGCGCTCGATGTATTCGTATGCATTTTTAACAATTTCAATTAGTACGACGTCCTTCTCGGTATTTTCTAGGATTGCGCTTATAATCTGCTTAACATGGCAGTTGACTTTCTCGATATTATTCTGCATGAGATTGATAAGCGTGTAATAATGAGAAATCCATAATTTATTATTGGCAGTTTTATATCTGAGCATGTGTTCTAGGTGCTTGATCAAGATAAAATCGTAGATCTCTGTTTTGGTTTCATCAATTGTATCCGAGCGTCCAATGCGAATTTGATCTCCGCTTTTGAGTTTAACAAGTGCGCAAATTTTAATTTTCCAAATAGTATTACCATCTTCATCTCTTTCTCTTTCTCTTTCTTCATCAGAAGATGCAGCTGAACTAGTGTCTTCTTTTTTTGCACGAAATTTATGATTATCGTTGCTGAATTTCACATAAGTAATCTTGCTATCTTTTAATAAAGAAGTGAAACGGCTAGCAAAGTATTTATTGTACAGGAAGTCCTCCATTTGCTGACTGTATTCAATCTTTAAAAAGGAGAAGAGAGAATTTGTTTTATTCGTTTTTATATTAACATCAGTGAAACCAGATGTTATTAATTTTAATATGGCCAATTCTTCATCGGAGACAGGAATTTCGACCGAGTCCCATTCAGATTTAGTTAATTTTAGTTGATTAAGGTTCATTTTAATGTGTATGTTGCTTTAATAATACTGTTATCTTTAAATATATTTAATATTTCAATTTTTTATTAAAATAAAATTGAAATTAAAAAAAAGGTTAAAAGTAAAGGTATAAATATATGATAATATAACAATAATGTCTCAAAATAATCAAAATACTGTAACTCTTGTTTCATATGATGGTAATATCGGTTCAGGAAAATCTACCATGATGAAAAAGGCACGAGAATATTACAAAGATAATGCAAATGTAATATTTGCTGAAGAGCCTACTGAAAAATGGCGATTAATTAAAGATAAAAATGGTACTGAAATGCTCAAGTTATTTTACCAGGATCAAGAAAAACATGCATTCAAGTTTCAAATTATGGCGTTTGTTTCTAGGCTTGCCGGATTAAGAGAAATTGTCAATGCAAATCCAGGAAAAGACATTATTATTATTACGGAGCGTAGCTTATATACAGACAAAGAAATCTTTGCCATGATGTTGTATAATCAAGGCAAAATGTCAGATGTCGAGTACCAAATCTATATGTTATTATTTGATGAATTTGCATCAGAATTTGAAGTAAATAAAGTAATTTACGTCAAAACAGATCCCGTCAAATGTCATGAGCGTGTACATTTGAGAGCTAGAGAGGGAGAGGAGCTAATACCGTTAGCATATTTAGAAGAATGTCACAAATATCATGAGACGTTTTTGAATGCAGAGCGAGGATTATTCAAGGATCAATTGGTACTAGATGGGAACCAGGATATTTATCAGAATGCGACTTTAGCAGACGATTGGATGGGGCAAATTGATGCACTCATACAAATAAAAACAGGGATTCAAGTATAAATATTAGTTGTGCAAGGGCAGAGCCTTATGCAAATTGTCTTTAAGTATTAAATTAATTAATATATATTATTATTATATATTTAAAATTCTTCTGATAAATTAACAGATTTTTTTGCAGTTTTTGCTTTAGTGACTGTTTTTGGTTTTACAGTTTTTGCCTTTTCTGATTTAGCTAATAATTTTTCTTCCTTTAATCGTTGTTTTTCGGTCTCCTTTTCTTCTCTTACCAATATTTTTGCGGCTGCTTTTTCCTCCTTCTCTTGTTGTGATGACAAAGCCATTTGTATTCTATGTTCTTTTATTATTTTTGACATCATTTGTTTGTTAGGTAATAAACTTAAAAGCCCAGGCTCAGGAGATGCTTTTCTAGTACCAGTCTTTGTAGAAGCCTTTGCAGAAGCCTTTCGTTTCGGCGAAACACGGTCTTCGCTTTTAAGCGACGATGATGAGGTTTCTGACCGAATTCCTTGAGTAAATTCGTTATATCTGGTTTTTACATCGGGATACCTTTGTCTTTGTAAATAAATTTCTCGTTCTGATTCTACTTCCATTATTTCTAATAATTTGTAAAAAAATATGTCCTCTTCTACCTTCACTTTTCCAGTTTTTATATTGTGAATTTTTGCCGATGTAATTGGTTCGTCGAATACTCGAGAAAAATGTTTTGCTATCTTATTATTTATAAACGCGGTATAACCTCGTATTATATTTCGTAAATAATTATTTTTATTATCATATAGCTGCGTTTTATCCATTACTGCAGTATAAATTTCTCTGCTCGACATTTCTGGATTTTTTAAACACAATTCAGTAAAAAACATGGACCATGCTTCACAATATCCTTCAGGTTCTATTAACGCATTTTTTGGTATTACACTGCGTTCTTCTAGAGCCTGAACCCCGCGTATTTCTGGACAAGTATCGTGTGCTTTTACCAGTGTAATTTTTGGCAGTTTTTCTTGATCCTCATTTAAAGTTTTATTGTTCGCCTTAATATCTTTATTTATTAATTTTACAAATTGTTCTAAATAGCCGTTTAGTGTTTTATTTATATATGCTGAACCTCTGCCGGCAAATTCATGTCCATGTGGTTCAAAATGTTCCATCACACCTGTATTTGCTCTATATATCAATAAATTCGCATGCGCTCCCTCAGATGTTTGAATTGTTAGCGGTATTATTAGTATTTTAATGCCACTTGTAATACATTCAGATACATACTTTGCAGTTAATTTTATCGCATCTGTTTGAAATCCTACAAAATCATCAAACCATTCTTCTTTACTATGATTGGAAATATCAAGGAAAAAATGAAGTTTTGTTTTTTCATTTCGGTTTGGCATATGACATTCCATTTTGTATTTTTTAAAAAGGTATAAATAAAATAGATTTGATAAATAAAATGACGATGTGAAGGGTTCTAATTTATTGTATGATTGGAAAATTTTGTCCATTTTTTTTGCTACCGCGGCATCATAATTTATTTTATCCGAAAGCAGTACAGGCATTTTCAATTTAACATCTCCATAATGTTGTGGATCAGAAGAACTGGATTTAGGTGACGCATTATCAGGAGATTTGTGTTTCCACTGGTGAGGTGGCGTATTGTCAGGGCTTTTGGGTTCAAACCGTTTAGGTGGCGTATTGTCAGGACTTTTGGGTTCAAACCGTTTAGGTGGCGTATTGTCAGGACTTTTGGGTTCAAACCGTCGATGTGATTTTGAACTCGATTTAGATCCTTCAGGACTTTTCGATTTAGATCCTTCAGGACTTTTCGATTTAGGCCAGGCTTTTCTAGACTTTTTTTTACTTGAAGATGATGAACTATCAAAAAAATCCATTATATATTATCAAATGATTTAAATATATTTGATAATATATATTAATTATTATACATGGAACCTATAACAAATGATATAAAAAAAGATATTGTTGTTTGTTGCCCTCATTGTTTAGAACTTGTTTTAATTGCTGAACTAAATTGTAAGATTTTTCGTCATGGCATCATTATTTCAAATCGTCAGCAAATGAACCCGCACGAAACCAAAGAAGTATGTGATTATTTTGTAGCTAACAATATGATATACGGTTGTGGTAAACCATTTTGCATTATTAATGCAGAAGATGGGACTTTTGTTGCTGTTATATGTGGCTATATTTAACTAAAATGCGAAATCAACTACAACTGGATAATGATCAGAATTCCATTTACCACAATATTCTCTATATTCATGGTACATATATGCATTAATTATTTTACTATTTATTTTTGATGTGACCAAAATATGATCTATCATTGAATAATCTTTTTGTGAACTTGTTTCACAATTATTATCAGAGTCCCACCAGTCGCTAAAACGTTCATTTTGTGCTATTCTGCTTGCCACATTTGTTAGTGTATATTTGCCTGACCATTCACCAGCTAATCCTTTCAATATATCTAGAACTTTTGATATTGGTTTGTCGGAATTAATATCCAATACCTCTGCATCAAAATCATTCATATCGCCTAACAAAATGATTTCATATCCTTTCAAAATATAATCATATACAACATATTGTAGTACTTGAGCCTGAGCTTCTCGTTGAGCACATCGCGCTGTATCTGTCGGATATGCAAGTAAATGTGCTGCAATAAATGCTGTTTTCAAATTACCAAAATTGTATTCTGTTATATAATGTTTACTAACACCTGAACTACCAGGAGATCCAGTATATCCGCATTTAGATCCGGGTACTGGATAACTAACCTTGGTTTCAGTTCTATATAGATTTACAAGCGGATCTACCTTGGTTATCATGCCAACATTTTGCCCCGTACTAGTGTCAGTGCCCTTCTTCAAATATGGTTTATATGCACTGCTTCCATTTATCACCATGTTCAGCTCGTCGCAGCCTTCAACCTCACAAAAATTAACAAGGTCTGGATCTAAATCGTTCAATACATTTGAAACATAAGATAAATGTGTTTGAGCATCAGCCTGCGTCTTCCATGTGCAACCATTTCCAGGACAATTTGCAGAGCTATAATAGTCTATAAATAGCCATTCTACATTATATTGAACAAGACGAAAAGTATTTTTATCCTTTCTTCTATCTTCAAACGTAGAAACAGCAGGACATTCGGTGTCAGCCATAAAAAAAGATGGTAAACATACCAAGGCAACCAAAAAGGAGAATATCATTTTATTATACAAATATATAATAAATTGAAATAAAATTTTAAAGATATGATAATATTATAACTAACATAATAAACATAATATGATTGCAAATACTATTAAACAATTTAATCCTTTAACTAAAATTAGAAGCAATAGAAAAGATGCTAAAATCTATCCTTTAAATGAATTAACTGGTGAATACATTATGAATTTCGATGGTGCGAGCAGAGGAAATCCTGGATTATCGGGTGCAGGAGCAGTCATCTATAAAAATGGTGAAGAAATATGGCATTCTTGTAAGTTTATCGGGACAAAAACGAACAACCAAGCAGAGTACATGGCACTGATTTTAGGTCTCGAGGGCGCATTAACTCTTGGTATAACCAATTTATCTGTTTTAGGTGATAGCTTGTTAGTTATTAATCAAGTTAACGGAATATATAAAGTCAAATCGGGTTCCATCTTTGATTTATACGAAGAAGTTCTCGTATTGAAAGCTCAATTTGTCCTTGTAGAATTTAATCATGTGTACCGTGAATATAACAAACGAGCAGACGAACTCTCTAATTTAGCTCTAGATCAACCGAACAACTTGCAGACAGATGACTTGCAGACTGATTTTATAAAAGAACTAGATGAAGATTGGACAGAAGAAATTATTTTAGATAATCTTATTCAGAAAAAACATTCTGTTCCGCCCTTGCAATTATTTGTGAAAATACCTTCACCTAATGAAAAAAAGTCAAAAACAAAAGACAAACAATTATTTATAACACAATTTTTCAAAATGGATCCGCTTTTCCCCGACATCTAACTAACAAATTAATACTCAATTAGCGAAATGTTCAACATAGGATGTGGTTTAAATTTCAAAATATCTATATCTTTTTTATTTTTGTTAGTTGGGAAAAGATCCTTGTCATAAATATCTTGTAATAAAACCCATTCAAATAATCCGCCCATATAAGCGTACACATTATTGAAACCAAGTGTTACCAATTGCTGATATTTTTTGTCAACCAATTCATCATTACAATTTTTTCCATAGACGATAATTTTGATGCTGCGATTTTCTTTCAAATATTTATTTATAATCGCCTCCTCTTTGTCGACGGTTACAGTAGTTGATATCAAACAGTCTTGACTATTTATTGGCAGCGTATTTATTAATAAATAAATTTCAGGATTTTTGACGATAGTTTGCATATCTTCATAATTGATTTTTTTCGTCGAAAAAGAATTACCCATTTATTAAAGTTATATATAAGTATTTAAATCTTTATTACAAGTTTATCTATATAAATAAAATTGAAATTCTTTTATTAATTAAAGATAATAGTATTAACTACAAATATGAATACCGAATACCAATTTGCCATCTTCTATAACCAGTTTATTTCTGAATTGTTACAGAAACCACATGCCGCCGAAATGCATCAATTACTATTGTCAAAAAAATCTCGATCTGATAAAGAAGTGCTTATGCTATATCAAGCTAACAATAGTCTCAAATCCTGTTTAAAAAATATTAAAGCCCTTGTAAAAAGTGTGAAT